GATGGTAAATCAGAATTACGATTTGGTGCGGGAACATCAACAAACGCAGATGAAGAATTAGTTCCAAACCCAGATAATGTTGGTTCATCATTAGGAACTGGTGTTAGTAAACTTGATACATCATTTGACCCAAGTAACTTTTTAAAAACAAAAGCATTTGGACAAGCACCAAGTAATATTACATTGACTGTAACTTACACTTATGGTGGAGCAATAGAAGATAATATTCTTACTGGTGAATTAAAAAACAACGATAGTCTTTCTACTACATTAAATGAAGAGGGATTAGATTCTGATAAAGTTGGTGACACAAAAAATAGTATTAGTATTACAAATAAAGAACCTGCTACTGGTGGAAGTGGTGGAGAATCACCTGAAGAAATTAGACAAAATGCTTTAGCATATTTTAATTCACAAAATAGAGCAGTTACTAAAGATGATTATGTAACAAGAGTTTATTCCTTACCACAAAAGTATGGTAACATTGCTAAAGTACATATTGTACAAGATGAACAATTAGAACAGAACACACAAACTATTGTAAAGGGTGGTAAGATTGTTAGAGAGAAAAACATAACAACAATACCTAATCCATTAGCATTAAATATGTATGTATTGGGATATGATAGAAATAGAAAGTTAGTTGCATTGAATGCAGCAGTTAAACAAAATCTTAGAGTTTACTTATCACAATATAGAATACTAACTGATGCAATAAATATTAAAGATGGTTACACAATTAATATTGGTGCGAGATTTTCAATTATTACTCAAAGAGGATTTAATAAAAATTTAGTACTATTAAAATGTATTGATGCCGTAAAGAATCATTTTAATACTCAAAAGTGGCAAATTAATCAACCAATTATTTTAAGTGATATTGCTTATGTAATATCGTTAGTTGATGGAGTTGCAAGTGTTGTTCCACCTGAAGATGATAATCCACAAAAACAATTGGTGGTTATCGAGAACAAGTGGAGAACCGAGAATGGATATAGTGGACATGTATATGATTTACAATCAGCAACAAAAGATGGAATCATTTACTCATCACTTGACCCAAGTATATTTGAACTTAAATACCCGAATTTAGATATCGAGGGTAGAGTAGTAGGAGATATTTAATGTTTTATTTTGAATACCCAATAACAGATACAACAATTTATCAAGGCAATATCACATCGTCAATCAATACAGGTTTAGATGAGATATTAGAGGTTTCAAAAAATGTTAATTCTTCAGGTACAACAATTAGTGTATCAAGAGCATTATTAAAATTTGATTATAGTTATATATCATCATCAGTACAGAGTGGAATAATACCAGTTGGTGCTAAATATTTTTTAAACTTATATGATGCAACTTCAACAGAACTTGCTACCGAACAAACTTTAGAAACCTATATGGTTAGTGGAAGTTGGACTGGTGGAACAGGAACATTAGATAGAGACCCTGTATTGAGTGATGGTGCTAGTTGGAAGTATCGTGATAATGATACCGAGAAAACTGAATGGGTTAGTGGTAGTACAACACAAGGTGGTACTTGGTACACTTCAAGTTTAGATAGCTCATATAATGTTTCATCATCATTTGATTTAGTTTATGAAACCCGAGATATAAGAATGGATGTAACAGATTTAGTTAAGAATCATATCTATTCAAGTTCAGTATTTCCAAATGATGGATTTATTGTAAAAAGAAATAATACAGCAACCAGTCAAAGTTTATATTCTATATTTGACCCCACAACAGCAACTGGTTCTGCAGAGGGAAATTCAACACCACTTGGTAATTTGAAATTCTTTTCAAGAGAAACTCACACAATCTTTCCGCCAAAGTTAGAAGTGGAGTGGGATGATTCATCATGGAACACGGGAAGTTTGGGTGAATTAGCAGCAACTGATTTAGATAGGTTGACCGTTTACTTTCAAAATATGAGGCCTGAATACAAAGAGAAATCAAAAGTAAAGTTTAGAGTTGTGGGTAGAGAATTATATCCAACAAGAGGATTTGAGACAACTCCAGCAGCATTAACAATTAAAACTTTACCACAAGGTACTACTGCAATGGGACAAGGTACATATTATTCAGTAAAGGATGCTCATACCGAGGATGTAATAATACCATTTAGTACAGGCTCAATAGTTAGTTGTGATTCAAGTGGTAATTACTTTAATGTATGGATGGATGGTTTCCAACCCGAAAGATTTTATAGATTTGAGATTAAGGTCGTTAGTGGTAGTGGTGTGAATCAAACTTCTATGATATACGATGATGATTATGAATTTAAAGTGGTGAGGTAAAATGCCTTTAACGTATGAACAGGCTAAGAGTAGAGATTTTTATCGCAATATACAAGATGCGGATGAACAAAAACATTTAAAAGCCGTTGAAGAAGAAAAGAACAGAGCTGCAATAAGTGGTTCTGCAATTGATGCTTTAAATCCGTTACGAGATGAAAATGGTTTCTTATTATCGTATGAGGACCCAAACGAACCAGGAAAAACTTTAACAGAAGATTATCAATATGTTCGACTTAATGTTGAGCAAAAATCTTCAGCAACGGGTGATACGATTAGACATTTTGGAGATGATTTACAATTTTTAGAAATTATGCCAAGGGCAACTGAAGAACCAATTATGACTGAAGCAGAACTCAATTTGATGAAAACTGATTTAAGAAGTAAAATAGAAGAGCAAGATATACTCAATCAAACATTAGATGTAACTATGAAACAATTACAAAATTCAATTGCAGTTACGAATGACCTTCCGGAGCCATATCCAAATGTGGATGAAGAACTTGCAAATATTCAAGCATCAAGAGAAGAAATTAGTGAACGAGCTAAAAATGCTAGTGGATTACTTGATAGTGAGAAACAAGGTAAAAAAACTGCAGATGCAGTTACAAATTTATTAGCGAAAACTACTGGGGATTAATGAATGTTACAATTTGGCTTAACTGAAAAAGATAGAGAACAATTAGAATATCCAAAAAGATTGTTTAGTGGTTTTGGTAGAGACCCTAACGACTTTATACATTTCTATGTATATGATATGGAAGATAACTTATTGGAAGATGATATTCTCAATATGGGAGATGTATTATTCCGTAATGATAATACAATTGATTTAGATGTCGGTGGCCACATCAGAGATTTAGGATATGATTCGGGAGAGTTCAAGGTAAAGTATCTTTTCCTTAGAAGATTAGCTGGACAAAAGAAAACCATTATGGTAAATGATGAGGGATTCATCAATATGGGAAAAATATCCACTAAGGTTATCAATGGTAAAACAAGATTTTTCAAAGGTGGGGAAACACCAACAAATCAAACTTTAGAAGAGGTATATGCAAAAGAAATGAAATATGTGGTGAAAGAAGTTTCACCATCAAAAAATGAAGTAAAGGTAGATATTCAATTAATTAATAATATACCATATCGTAAGAATTTTGCTGGTATAAATAAAGATTTTGTTTATGTTCCAAATAGAAAAGGTGGTTCTGGTGCTGGAACAATCAGATTTGACAAAACTGATGGTAATGTCTTAATACTTACTCCTGGTGAATCCGAAAGAGGGTTCACGGATGCTATGGTGGGTGGTGATATTATTATTAAGGGTATGTATGAATACACACTAACCGAAACTAAAATGGTAGAGATTAAGGTTAAAAAAGAAACTCAAGTTTTAGTTGATAAAGGAAATAGAAATACCCCCAAACCTACTGATAAAAAAGTATTATTCAATGATATTGTAAAAACTACTATCGATAAAGAACCTGTTGCAGTACGAGAAATATTAGAAACAACACCCGGTCCTGACCAAGATTACGAAGATTATAGAGATAGGGATGATTACGGAAGTGTTTGTTTTACTGGGGATACAAAAATTAAATTAAGTAATAATCGTACCATTCCAATCAAGATGATGAGACCTGGTATGAAAGTTAAAACCGAACAAGGTTACGCAAAAGTATTAAAGGTAGTTAAGGATAATCGACCTTATGGAGATAAATTAGTTCGTTACAAAAATCTTACCACTACAGACCATCACCCAATTAAACATCAAGGTAAATGGTACTTAGCAAATGAAGTTGGTACTGAGTTTAAAGCTGGGGCATTAGATGTTTGGAATCTAATACTGGATAAACATCATACTATTATTGCTAATAATGTAACATCTGCAACACTTGGTAAGTGGAATAGTATTACTCATTTCTTAGAGAATAGAGATAAAAGAATTAATATGTTAAGATTATCTGAAGATTTTGAAGATGGGGGTGGTAGTGGAGGTGGTTCAGGTACCGCATACCAGGCTGATGATGAATTGGAAGAAATACTTGAAGAAGTAATTAATAACATACCAGAAGATGAAGATTTTCCACAAGAAAGACTTACGGCACCACCACTTGAACCAGATAACGAATATATTGTTGATGTAAAACCAAGACCAATTACAAAAGAAATAATTGAAGATTTTGCTACTGATGAAGAGTCTATTCTAAAATTTAAAACTGTCGTAACATTTGAAAACGAATTAGTTCCAATTGATGTGTTCACTCAAGTACCCGTTGATTTTACAGCTAAGGTTGTTGAGATAATGGATTATAATAGAATAAGAGTTGATACTTCATATGAAGAAGGAGCAAATAAAGCAGACCATAGTGGTGAAGATAGATTTAATGATGTATTTACTGATATGTTTTTAACTTTTAGAAAAAATAAAGTAACCAGATTAAATACTTACATGGTTACTAAAGAGGGATATCACTTATGTATAAATATACTTGATGCACCCAAATCATCACTTCCTGATAGTGATAGGAAATTACCGATACGTGATGTGGCAGATAGAACTGCACGATATATTAAAACATATTCACCATTACCAGAGACGATTGAGAAAAATGATTTAGTTTATTTCGTAGAAGAAAAGATGGAGCCATACGAAGATATGGTAAGATTAACAAAGTTTGTAGAGGAAACTCCTGAAGTATTATTTTTAAGAGTTCCAAATTTAAACTCAACAACAAATCCAATCAATTTTAGAGGTACTAATTATAAAAGGTATGATGATTTAATTGGAACTGATACTTCAGTTCAAGATGATATAACAAATTACATACACTCAAGTAGTTTATTAGATGTACAACTATCAATTGATTATTCTAAACGAACTGATGCAATTGGCTTAGACCGTACGGATTATGGATTTGGAAACTTTATTAACTTTGGTGGAGCAGAAAATAGAGTTAGAAATTTTAAAAAGAAAATAACATTGTTAGAGGGATATAAAGTAGATTCACATAATTTAATAAATATATCTTCATCAGCTGATACTCGTGCTAGTATTAATATGAGAAAACGAGAAGTGATAAATAGTTTTGACCCATATGAAAATTATCTATATACTATCTCATCAAGTTATTCAACAAGTTCACTTGGTGAGTTTTATGATGCATCTTGGCCTAAGACAAGTGGTTCAAGAGAAGATGGTACAGACTTTGTGTTAGAACATACAAGTGGTTCAACATTTACTACTTGGTTTAATACTTGGACTGGATACGCAAAAGAATTTGATACTTATAACCAAAATAGCTTAGTAAATAATTTACCACTTCATGTGGCGAGCGATACAGAGAATAAAGTATTCTTAGATTTTATGGATATGACTGGACAACAATTTGATGAGATATGGTCTTATATTAGACACTTCACAGATATCAATGAGCGAAGTAATAAATTATCAGAGGGTATTTCAAAAGATATAGTTCGCGAAGTAGCGAAGAGTATGGGATTTGAAGTTGATAGCGGAAATGATTTAGTTATCTTACCCGAATATTTGTTAGGTAAAACCGAAAGTGGTGCAGATAAATATGAATCACCACAAGAAGCTGTAACCGAAGAAATATGGAAAAGAATTTTAGCCAATATGCCATTCTTTATGAAGAACAAAGGTAACCAACGAGCAATGAAAGGATTGATAAATTGTTATGGTATTCCGAGTTCAATATTAAGAATTAGAGAATATGGTGGGCCAGATTTAAATGATAGTATCAGTTACGAAATAAAAAGAAAATTTAATTATGCTGCTGATTTTAAATCAAGTGAGTATTTACAATTTCCTTGGCAAGATGATGGTACAAGTGGAATCAAACCAGAAACTTTAGAATTTAGATTTAGAGCACCAACATCAAAAGATATGACAATAGTTCAGAAAGGTGTTGGTAATCATAGTTTTGCAATCCAATTACAAGATAACGGAGCAACCGATTCTTATGGTAAGTTAAGATTTAGTGTATCTGCATCAACAGGTATTCAATTTATGACATCATCACTACAACCATTTTATAATAATGATATGTGGAGTGTGATGTTAACACGCGTATCACAGAGTGGATTAGATTTAGTAACAGATGCAAACGCACAAGATATAACATATCAGTTAACATCAAAACAATATGATGCTACAAGGCAAGTTATTTTATATCAAACAAGTGAGAGTGTAAGTATAGATGGAAATGCTTCTGCTGGAGCAGCATTTAATAATGCGTTCCATACTGATGGTACATTTTATATAGGTGGTAACGGAGAATTTGGTACAAGGTTTAGTGGTTCAATGATGGAGTTTAGATTGTGGAGTGAACCATTATCACAAAGTGCATTTGATAATCATGTCCAAGCACCAAAAAGTTATAATGGAAATACAACAAGTTCTGCGTATGATAATATGATATTCAGATTACCATTAAATGATAATACTGATTTAAATGCTTTACCAGAATCCATCGATGATAAATCTTACACTACAAGTTATTATGTAAGTGCTAGTGCAGTTGGGTTTAGTGGTAATCCATTTAGAAGCTTAGTAGACCAAGAAAAATTAAGAGTTCCCAACATTGGACCTCAAAGAAGAAACGCAACAAAGATTAGAAGTGAGGCAACTAAACTAAGCGGTAACTTATCATCAAACATTAGAGTTGAACAATCGTCAATGGATTACGCACCTATAGATAGTAATAAACTCGGTATATTCTTTTCACCTACTGATGTAATAAATGAAGATATAATGTATTCATTAGCAGATATAAACCTTGATAATGAAATTGGTGACCCAAGAGACCAATACGCGGATACCTATCGAGGATTAGAGAGAGTACAGCGAGAGTATTGGAAAAAGTATAGTCGTTCAAACAACTTTTGGGATTATATGAGAATCATACATTTCTTTGATGGAAGTATTTGGAGTCAATTAAGGAATATGGTCCCAGCAAGAACAAATGCAACACTTGGTTTATTAATAGAACCAAATATTTTAGAGAGAAGTAAACAGGTAGTGGGTAAAGTACCAAGTTTCGAAAATACATATTATGAAAATGCTAATCAATTTGGAGATGGAATACAATTATCAAGTAGGTTAAGTAGTTCTGCAGCACCTAATCCATTTACACTTTCTGGTACATTACCTTTATATGAAGCTGAAATTAATTTATATACAATGGATAGTGGTTCAATTGGAATACTTGGGAATCCAACATTAAATAAGATAGCAGAGATAGACCCAAGAACACCATTCCAATCACTTTATGCAACAGCAAGTATTACATTTGGTGATATAGATATAACATTTGAAGAAGCGGTTCAACCTTTTATCACTGCTTCAAGATTATCAGAACACAATGATATTAAAGTTCCTTACTATACGAGTTCATTATCGGATTCAATAGCAAAGGGATATGGATATCATACAGAGTACAATGGGAATTACCAATTTAGTGCATCATACGAAAGAAGTTCATACACGAGTGTAGCACTTGATTCATCACTATTTAGGTTATTCTATAAAGGTAGCAATTTAACAAAAAGCAACACGATGGATGGATTAGACCCAGTTGAAATAACGATTACTACACCTTCAAGGTTGGTAACACAAGAACCTGGTGATTCTAAGTTAAAAGTTGAGTAAAAACTTTGGATTCTTATATTTATATAATGAACGCAATCCATCTTAGTTCAAATCAATAGGAGTAGAAACAATGGGATTTTTAAATAACACAAGTGTAACCGTCGATGCCGTTCTTACGAAGAAAGGTCGAGAATTACTCGCAAGAGGTCAAGACGAGTTCAAAATAACGAAATTTGCTTTAGCAGACGATGAAGTAGATTATCGACTATGGGATACCGCTCATCCTAATGGTTCTAATTATTACGGGGCAGTAATTGAAAACATGCCGTTATTAGAAGCATTTGTAGATGAGAACCAAATATTAAGATATAAATTAGTATCTCTTCCAAAGAATACTGCGAAACTTCCAATCTTGGAAGTTCCATCACCATCATTGGTTTTCAATGGCCCTGGTATTACACAGACCATTACACCAAATACAAGAAATGGTAGTGATGCAGAAGCAGGATATAGTTTCGTATTACACGATGCTACTATCGCTAACTTAACACCAGTAATCATTAAGAAGAAGAAAACGAGAAAGAAGAGTAGAAAAACTAAACTTGGACCAGCTCAAAGATTTGGAGGAGCAGCATTGGCGTCGGAATTTGATTTCATACAAAAAGAAGATATAGCAGATTTACAAATGAACACAGGTGCAACAACACCAGTATTCCTAAATGAAGAAGAGAGAAAGCGTTCAATCACTTTATCTGGACAATCAGTAAATCTTGTTTCTCGTTCAGTAACAGCAGATACTTCAACCAATATAACGGTCGTGGGATTATCAACAGGTGCTACATACAATGTGGCAGTTACGATAAAAGCCGACCAGAGTACACTATAAGGAGTAGATGATGTCAGTATTTACAAGATTCGATTTTTCAAATGATGTAGTGGAAAACCAACGAGTTAAAATATCGAGTGGTATTTTTAGTGGTGGAAGTGGAACAATGACCGCATTCTATACTGCTTCTTCACAAGGACAAGTAACAGGTTCTCACTTATCAATATATCATCAAGACCCCGCTACTAATTCTACAACAGCAGAAATTCAATTTTCGTTGGGATATGCTCACTTTCACGGAAGTGGTTCGGCAGGAAACACCACAAAGTTAACAACAGGTGGTAGAGATTCTGCAACAATGTATAGACAATTTTCTAATGTATTGTTACCACCATTAACAGAAAAGTTTAGTTTTACAAGTTCACCATCGGCATCTGAAGATTTCTACTTTGTTAGTTTTAACAGAGCACGAATGAGAGAAAAGATTGACCCTGGTAATTGGGAAATTAAAGTTGGTACGACACACTTGATTGATGATAGTGGTGCTACAAATAATCCTACAGTCAATGAAGGTGGTAGAGTGTATAATGTTGTTTCGGGTTCATTAGAGACTGGAACTGGTGTTATTAAAACTGCAGCAACTTCACAAACCGGTGGAGCAATTGGAGCATTTTATCCTGATTTGGGGATTATACTATTAAACGCAACACATATGGATGACGTCGCTGGAATGGGTACTGCAAGAAGTACCGATGCATTTGATGATAATCCTAAAAAGTTCTTTAATAAAATTGTAACTGGAACAAAGTTCCAAGTTCGTAGAGAAGAAGAAATTAATTCTACTAATTTCTTTTGTAGGGTTAATAATAAAAAGTATAACTTTAGTTCTAACCCAACTTTCTTTACGGGTTCAGATGGTTCGTTAACAAACTCAACATTCTTTAAAGACCCTAAAGTGTACATTACACAAGTTGGACTTTATAATGAAGATAATGAGTTGTTGGCAGTTGCAAAATTAAGTAAACCAATATTAAAATCATATTCAAGAGAAGCTATTATAAAAGTAAAACTTGACTTCTAAAGGGGAAGGATAATGTTAAAAAACATTGACCCATCTGATAAGTCAATTAAACCTTTTAAAGTTTTTAAAAACTTCACTCTCACTAATATTAGTAGTGGGAGTGGACATCTTGTTTTAAAAGCAGTTAGTGGTTCTATTCATAATTTTATGACTGGGTCTGCCGCATCTCAAAGTTTCGGAAGATATGTTGAGGCAAGTGGTGGATTTGAGTTTGGTACATATTACGATATTCCAAATTATTTTATGATTAAGAATGCGTATTATGAAAATGATGAACCATTTAGAACTTTCGGTAGTAACAATTACACAAAAACAAAAAAAGTATTACACGGAAGTGCAAGGGTATTCACAATACCAAGAAACTTATTTGGTGAAAAAGTAAAACCTGGTAGTATCCAAATGGATGTAACTACTGGTGGGATTACTTATGATTTAAGAGATGATGGTGATGGTAATATTTACGATTACAATTACTCATCAAGTTTTGCAGCTTACAAATCATCATCATGGGATTATGATAAAGCAGATGCAAACGGAAGTGGTTCTCAAGTAGGAAATGCTTTTTACGAACATGGTGTGATAGTAATCACAGATACAGGTTCATTGTGGAATGCTGGAACTGATACTGGACACGATTTAAAATATAAATCTACACAAACAATATACGAATATGAATATATTGTTACGTTAGAACCAAACGAATATAATGCCACAACAAATATAAGTTCAACATTTGAACGAAGTGGTAGTATATCTATAGGAAAGGGTAGTAAAAATATTTCACAATTCTTTCCACCCAACTCTAACCCTACAGGACAAGGGACTGGGAGTTATAAAGAAGAATATAATGCAGCAACAAAGTATGAGGGTTTCGTAACACATTCAGATTTCGAACCTTATCTAACAACAGTCGGTTTGTATAATGATAGTAATGAATTATTGGTAGTTGGTAAATTAGCTAAACCAGTCAAATTATCAAAAGAAACACAAACTTCGATAGTTGTTAGATTTGATGTATAATTTGTAAATATATTATATTTATTATTGGAACGAAGAGTTCCAAAATTTAATCCGTAGCATACCCGCGAGCGGAAGGTTAACATAGAGATAGAATAACAACATATAAGGAATTTTAAATGTCCAATTATTTAAAATCGTTGGTTCTATTATTGGTAATTTCCCTATCGTGGGCACAAGAGCCGATAATCCGAATCAAACAAACAGGCGAATATAATTTACCAAAAACTTGGTGGAGAGAATCGGAAACTTTCCAACTACAAACATACCTTGCAGATGATAAAGATAATCCTGCATTGTATAACAATAACTTTGATGCATTTAGAGATAGTGTGATGACAATGGAAGTTACACTTGATGATAATGGTGCAGATATAACAGCATTTAGATTAGATATAGTTTTTGACAATGATTTAATTGATTGGGACCACGATGATACAGAAGTATTAAAGGGTTCTCACTTATCAAGTGCAACAGAGGGAGATTCAACTGCAGGAGCAGATTACTCATATGAAGTTGTACACTATTCTAATGTAGGATATATTGATTCACTTCAAACTGCAGATGGTGAAATATCTGAAAACAATAATAGATATGATTGGTTAAGAATCACTATGGTATCACACAATGGAAATACTTTTGAATTTGGTGGTGGTGATGGTGTACAAAAACAATTAATAAAATTAAATTTTAAAATAGAAGATGTAGTAGATAATTTTTCACCACAATCGTTTAGAGTTCCAACATTATACAATGGTGGTTTTGGGTACTACACATACGCTTCAGACGATTATCTTTTAGATTACAAGGTTTACATCGATGGTAATTGGGGAACGGACGAAACTGATGAT